TAAAACATCACCAAGAAACTTTAACCAGAATCGTTAATAAGTTTGATAGCTGTGAAAAAAGATTAGGAAAAGCAGAACTAACTATAGCGGGTGGTGCTGTCACTGATAATAACTTTTATGATGTAATAAAATGGGGTGGTGCTATTATAGCTGCTGTAATTATTTCTTTAATTATAAGTAGCAGCAGCAAGCAAGCCAGTTAAAGAACTACCTACACATTATGATAAACACATAAAACAAATTAAGAAAGCGGATAAAAAAGATGATTGATTTAGCAGCCTTTAGAATACGTTTCCCTGAATATGCAGATGATCAGCTTTATGAAGATGATTATGTAAATGTTTTTATTGGTGATGCTATTGAAGATGTTAATCAAACAAAATTTAAAGAAACTATTGCAGATAGAATTACTGCTTATTTAGCAGCACACTATTTAACAATAGCTGAACTTTCTAAAGCAGGTAATAAAGGATCTGTAGCCCCGGTTAATTCACAATCAGTAGGGGAAGTATCTGTAGGCTATGCAGTAGCTAATTTAGATAAAGGTTCTTCTGCATACTATAAAGCTACTGTTTATGGTCAGCAATATTTAGCTTTATTAAAAAGATACTGTGTAGGAATGATTAGCATAAATGGCTAAAAGTAAACTAACAGGTGGCAAGAAAGTACAGAAAGCTATTAAAGAACTTGAAAAAATAGCTAAACATAAATCAGGTGTATTAGTGGGGCTACCTAAAGATGCTTCCCCTTATCCTGATGGTACAAGCGTAATTATGGTAGGGCTTGTACATGAATTTGGTTCATCAGATGGTAAGATACCTGAAAGATCTTTTTTAAGGGCTGCTATTGATGAAAAGAAATCTGAATTTTTAGACTTCTGGAAAGATGGAGCAGCTAAAGCCATTTTAACACGTGGTAAAGGTTCAGAAAAAATATTAGCCCTGTTAGGTCAGATGATGCAAGCAGCAGTACAAGAAAAAATAGTAAATGTTAAAGCACCTGCTAATGCTATTTCTACTGTAGTAAATAAAAAATCTTCTAACCCTTTAATTGATACAGGCCATTTAAGGCAAAGTGTAAGATGGGAAATTAAGTAGATGCTAACTACAGTACCTTTATTTAATCAAAGAATTGTTAAGATCCAAAGAAGGCAGGCCGGGGCCTATCTGGATCATACTTATAGGGAAGGTGGAATAGTTGAATCTGATTTAAAAGGTTCAGTACAGCCAGCCACCCCAAAAGAATTAAGATCTAATTCAGAAGGTGAAGATTTTGTAGAAGGAATAAAAGTATATTCCAATGATGCAAAAGGTATAAGAAATACAGATATTATTATAGATGGTGGGTTTAATTACCGCGTAGTTTCTGTTTTACCATGGAACCACCACGGATATTATAAAATAGTAGCAGGGTTAATAAATGATTGATTTAGATGCAATAGGAATATTAATAGCAGATGCAGTAGAACTAGCTACTGGTATTACTGTTATTATTGCTAATCAAGATGCACCCCGGCCTGAAGAACCATATGCTACTGTTCATGTAACCCCTTCTAATAAGATAGGTCTTGACCGGGTTACATATGCTAATGATACTGGATCTGATTTAGATGAAACTATTGAAGGCCACAGAACATTAACAGCTAGTCTTAACTTCTTTAAAAAAGGTGCTGCTAATAATGCCAGTACATTTAAAACAAAGCTACAGGGCAATGAACAAATATCATTTTTTAAAGTTAATGGTCTAGGCTTTGTTAGTGCAAATGAAATAAAAGATTTATCAGAAGTAATTAAAAATTTATGGGAAGAAAGAGTACAGTTTGATTTAGTTTTTCATGCCCTATCAAATTTCACTGAAACAGTAACAGCCATTGAAGAAGCTAATATAGAAGGCGTAGCTGAATCAGGAAATAATGCAAAGAAAGTAAACATTAACATTAAATGAGGTCACAATAATGACTATACCAGTTAAAACCGTGGTTAATGTGGCTATCTCCACTACACCACAATTCCCTAGCCGCGCAGGTTTTGGGGTACTTAATATTTTAGGTACTACTGCTGTTATACCACCTGCTGAACGTATCCGTTTTTATTCTAGTATTTCTGGTGTAGAAGCTGATTTTTCTGATGGTGATCCTGAACTAGCTATGGCTACTTCATATTTTTCACAGGAACCTAAACCTACACAGCTTGCTATTTCCCGCCAGTACATAACAGCACAATCAGGGCAAGCTTTAGGTGGTGGTAATATTGAAACTTTAATAGCTACATGGAATTTAATTAGTGATGGTAGTTTTACTATTGCTATTGATGGTGCTACTGCTGAAGATATTACTGCTTTAGATTTTTCTGCAGATACTACACTTGCTTTAATAGCTGCTACCATTCAAACAGGTTTACAAGCAATAGCTACAGGTGGTTTTACTGCTGCTACTTGTGAATATGATAATGGGCGTTTTATCATTACTTCAGGTACTACAGGTGCTACATCTTCTGTATCTGCTGCTTCTGCTACAGGTGCAGGAACAGATATTACTTCTTTAATAGATATGGCTGCTGGTGTGGCTACTTTAACTGAAGGCTTTGTAGCTGAAGCTGATCCTGTAGATGCTATAGCACCGATTGTAGATAAATCTAATGCATGGTATGGGCTAGCTGTTGATAACACTTACACACCTACACAGATTCAGGCTGTAGCTGCTGATATTGAAGCACGTGTTAAAGTTTTTTGTCACAGTTCACAGGATGCTACTATTCTGGATGCTGCTACTACTACTGATATTGCTTCACTGTTAAAAACTTCAGGCTATCGTAGAACATTTACTTTCTATCATCCTGATCCTACACAGTACCCACATGTTTCAGCCTTTGCACGTGCATTTACTGTAGACTTTGGTGGAACAGATACAACTATTACTTTGAAGTTTAAGCAGCTACCGGGTGTAAGTGTTACTACTTTAACTACATCACAAAAGTTAGCTACTGAAGGTAAGAATTGTAATGTTTATACTTATGTAGGTACTGTTTCTATTTTAGCTGAAGGCGTAATGGCTAATGGTGTATTCTTTGATGAAGTACATGGTGTAGATTGGATAACAGATGCAATAGAAAATAATGTATTTGGTTATCTTTAAACACGTACTACTAAAGTTCCTTTAACTGATAAAGGTGGTGCTTCATGAGAACAGCAGGTAATACGCGCAATTGATGAAGGAGTTAATAATGGTCTGCTTGCACCGGGTACAGATATTAGTGGTGAATACTAACCTAATGGTTATATTACTAAAGTACAAAAAGTAGCTGATATGAATCAGGCAGATGTAGATAACCGGGTAGCCCCTACTATTAGCTTTATTGCTTTACTAGCGGGTGCTGTTCACAGTGTTCAAATTAACGGAACTTTGGAGCGTTAAACAATGAAAACATATAGCTTTTTAAATACCATTGTTCTAGTACAGGGTACAGAAATAAGTGAATGGGCTGAAGGTGATGATGTAATTCAGATAGCCCGTTTAAATGATTCTACTAGCCATGTAATAGGTGCAAGTGGAGAAATGGCAATAGCTATTAGTGCTGATCGTTCTGGTGAAGTTATTTTAAATCTTCAGCAAACATCACAATCTAATGCATTCTTAACAGCTTTAGTAACTGCTGCTGAAAATGGTGCTTTTGTTCCTGTATTCATTCAGTTTAAAGATACTGAAGGAAATGATTTAGCTTCTGGTACACAGGGTTATATTCGCAAACCTGCTGATATGACACGTGGAACAGGTATTAACTCACAAGAATGGCAGATAGTTGTAGAACGCTTAGATATGCTTTTAGGTGGTGCTTAACTAGGTTCTGTTTACAGGGTGTTTATGTTGTTAAGGAAACCAGCCTTCTTTAATAGCTACCCTGTAAACAGTTTTAATTTTTGGCTGGATTAGTAAGGCTGGTATTAATTATGGCAACACGTGAAGAAAAAAAAGTAATTAAAGATAGTAAAGATGTAGAACATAAATATTATGTTAGGCAAATGCCACCTACAAAAGCACTACCTTTAAAATTTGAATTAGTAAAAATTATAGGTTCTGCTTTACCATCCCTTTTAAAAGCAAAGGGTAAAAAAGATGAAGAACAAGCAACAGTATTTACAAAAGCAATAGAAACATTATTTTCTACTGTTAGTGGTGAAAGAATAACTGCAATTATTAAAATGTGTGTAGAAACTGCTACCCGTGATGGTAATAGAATTATGGATGCTACAGAATTTACTTTTGATAATATCTATGCAGATGAATATAAAGAAATGTATCAAGCTTTCTTTTTTGTTCTGGAAGTAAACTATGGAAATTTTATAAAAGGGTTCGGGCTAAACGTGGAAACACTGAAGGAAACAGTAGCAAAAAAGTTACAAAATTAGCCCCGAATCTTGAAATGGAAATATGGAGGCCCATATTAGCAGAACCACCATTTTGTAAATTAAAGGAATTACAAGATGGTACTTATTCAATAGATGATCTAGCTGATTTCCATGAAGCATTAGATCTTAAAGAAAATTTAAGAAAGCAGAAAAAGCAGAAACAGAGGCGTAATAAATAATGGCTATCATTGATGAACTATTAGTAGGTCTAGGTTTTGAATTTGATGAAAAGGAATTAAAGAACTTTCAAAAATCAGTAGATTCTACTACTGAACTTCTAGGTAAGTTTGTTAAAGTTACTGGTATAGCTACTGCTGCTGTAGGTGAATTATTAAAAACTTCTGCTTCTGCTACTGATGAAGTAACCAAACAAGCAAGGCAAGTAAATGTATTAGTGGGTGAATATGATGCATTGCTACACGCTTCTGAAATAACTACAGGCAATTCCCAAAACATGGCAGGGGCTTTAAAGAATTTATCTGTAAGGGCTTCTGAAGCTGCCCGTGGTATGGGTTCAGGTGTAGAAGCTTTTGGTATGTTAGGTGTTTCTGTTACTGATGCTAATGGGCAATTAAAAACTACTGATGTTTTACTTTCTGAAACAGCAGATGCATTAAATAACTTAGGTGATCAAGGCCAGCGTTTAGAACTGGCTGATAAGCTAGGTATCAAAGAAATAGATCTTCTATTAAGGGATGGTTCAGAAGGAATTAAAAAACTTACTGATGAAGCTAAAGCATTAGGTGTAATTACTGAAGCAGATTCTAAAGCTGCTGAAGAATTCAAGGATGCACAATCCAGAATGTTCAGGGCATTAAACACAGTAAGAAGAATGATAGCTACCGGGCTGCTTCCACAGATGCAAGGTGTAATAGATACTTTTACTGAATGGCTTAAAGCCAATAAAGAAATTATTAAGCAGCGTTTTCAGATTTTTGTAAAAGTATTAGCTAAAGTTTTAGTAGGTCTAGGTAAAGTTTTTGGTACTGTATTAGATCTTACAGGACGGTTAATAGATTCTTTGGGGGGATTAGATAACGCCCTTAAATTAATTGTAATAACTTTTGGTGCTATTGTAGGTGCTAAAATCATAATGACTTTCATTAATTTTATTAAGCTAATGCGTACAGCAGGAACAGCAGCTTTATTAATGAATGCAAAGATGTTATTAATACCTATTTTAATTGGTGCGGCTATTGCAGCTTTAGGTTTACTAATAGAAGATTTTATTACCTTTACTAAAGGGGGTGATTCTTTAATAGGTAGACTGTTAGAAAAATTCCCAATGTTAAAAACTGCTTTTGAAGTTGTTGGTAATGTAATTAAAACTACATGGGAATTACTAAAAGGTTTTGGTGAAGGGGTAGGTGAATTTATAGGGGCTTTAGTAATAGGCTTTAATAATTTTTCTGAAACATTCCCTGCTATTAATAGTGCTTTTGAAACCATGAAAAATACCCTTTCTGAAATATGGGGTTTTGTAGAAAAAATTGCAGGTGGTATAGGTGAATTTGCCGGGGCTGCTGTAGAAGGTGTATCTAACTTTATTGATGATCCATTAGGTAGTACAGGTGATTTTTTAAGTAGCATGAATCCTTTTAGTAGTGAACCACCATCTTCAGCAGGTGCTACTAATAACACTACTTCAAAATCAATTACACAAACTAACACATTTTCAATTTCTAGTAATAACCATGAAGAAGTGGGTGAAGCCGTAAGAAAAGTGGTAGAAGATATGGCAGGTACAGGAATTAGAAATACTGTTTCAGCGGTGGATATGTAAAATGGCTTTTGAAAATTTATTAATAAGAACTAACCGGGATATAGGGGGAATAGTTTTAGATGCTGTTATATCTGAAACCACTACTTCTAATGTTCGTATAACACGTAACCCTGTAGAACTAGGGGCTGATATTAATGATCATTCAATTATAGAACCTAAAGAATATTCCTTAGAAGCTGTGGTTTCTGATTCGCCTTTATTTGGTCTAGGTGCATTATCACAGATAGGTAGTTTAGTTACTTCTTCTGGTTTCTTTGGTTCAAGTTCTGAAGATAGTAGAACACGTTCACAAGCTGCTTTTGATTCTTTAATAGCAATACAGGAAGCAAGTGAACCTATCAGTATTCAAACAGGATTAAAACAGTATAACAATATGCTGATAAGTAACATTACTGTTACACAGGATAAAGATAAATCACGTGCAATATTTTTTACTGCTAAACTTACTGAAGTTATTTTAACAAGTACAGAAGAAATAGAATTTCCTAAAGATTCTTTATTAGCAGATACAACACAGCAGCAAGGTAGCAGCCTAATTAATGAAGGCCAAAAATCTTTAACAGATGTAACAAGTAATAAAAGTGTTCTGGCTGGTATGGCTGATACTTTTGGGGGCTTCTTCTAATGGAAATAATACCTTTATCACAAAACTATTCAGCTAGTTTTACTATTGATCTTAATGGTGAAATTTATAATTTTATAACTTTGTATAATTCGCGTTTTGGTAATTGGTCTTTTAACTTATTTAAAGATGATGTAGAAATAGCTTCTGGTATCAGTATGATTTTAGGAAGTGATATTATAGATCAGTATAATTTTAATATTGGTATTTTGTTTATGGTAGATCTTGAAACAACTAATTTAGATGCTACTGCTTTTGATATTGGTGAACGTGTAGTATTAGTTCATACAACACAAGAAGAAATAGAAAATGCCCTTACAGTATAAAAGAAAATATGAATTACTTATAGGTGCTGATTCAGGAATTAAGCTTTCTGATTTACGTGTTAAATTTGAGATAACAAAAGATTTAACAGGCTATCCTAACTTAGCACAGATTCAGATTTTCAATTTATCAAAGAGTACACAGCAAAGAATTAAAAAAGAATTTGATAAAGTAATATTTAATGCAGGTTATGAAGGAAATGTTAGATTACTTTTTAAAGGTCAGATTAGAAATGTAACCCATTTAAAACAGGGTGTAGATACCATTACTACAATATATGCACATGATGGGGCTAGGGATTTTGATACTGCTAAAGTAAATATTTCTTTTAAGGAAGGTACACAGGTTAAACAAATTGTAGAACATGTAATAGGATCTTTTAAAGAAACTGCAAATGGC